TTGAATTATATGGTCGGGACGGAGTGATTCGAACACTCGACCCCTAGCACCCCATGCAAGCGGACACCTCTGGAGCCCGCTAACTACAAGGCTTCGCGCCTGGCGCTCGCTGCAACGATGCCCAACAGTGCGCAACCGTATTTTACAAAGTCACTCGTAAAGTCACTGAGCCTTTTCGGCCCCATCCCCCGGCGTCCTGCCGACCGAATACTAACTCCTATAGCCGTAGTGAAATATCCGAAAGTCGCTGGTAATCTCCCAGCCACGTTCGTCAGCCATTAAGGGATGGAGGCGAAAATAGAAGCCCTGGAGTCGCGCACTCCGGGGCTTTGCTTTTCAGCGATTCATCCGTGCAATTGGCTTTCATCAAATCATTTGCTACCGTGCGCTCACGCTCACCGACATTGAGGGATGGTGGTGGGAATAGAAGCTCCGAAGGTGTGGCGAATCCGGGGCTTTGCTTTTCTACTTGGCCGCTACGTAAATGATAAGCGCGATGGCAACCATCCAGGCGACGACCAGCAGCACTCCCAGCCCTACAAAATCCTGACCCATAGCCTTTCCTTGTGCGCGATTCAATCCATTCGGTCTAGCTTAACGCAACACAGCCCTGACATAAGCCTGGCACGCCCGCAGCGCGATCAGTCCTTGGTCGCCGGCGTCGGTGATGGCGATAATTCGTTGAGCATGCGCTGGGTCAAGTTGGGCTCGACGGGCTGCATGAACCACGCCGACGGCATCGGGGGTGGCAGGCACGTTGCAACCACTGGCTGAATCCTCGGCAAGGAGGACTGACAGCCGCAGATCAGAAGTAGCCAGGCGATCACGCAGCCTTGAAATATTTTTCTGTGCATCACTAAATTCCTTGAAATGCGCTTCGTCTATAGATTGAAGACGGCCTTCTAGGCCCATGCGCTTGTCCTGCTCGGCGCGGGCCTGGGCGGCGGCGGCATTGCCGATTGTCGTTAGATCTGCCTGGTGCAGGCCGGCCTGCTCGGAGAGCTTCTTGCCCATCCGCCAGTCCTGCACCTGCCAGGTACCGGCGGCGCTGACGGCCATCGCCAGCAGGATCGCGGCCAGGATCTGCCCGGGCGTCATGCCAGCACCTTCAGCGCCTTGTCGTACAGCCCCTGGCGGTCGGCCTGGCCGTTGAGCCCACCATTGATGCGGCGAGTGATCTTAGCCAGGTCGCCGGCATCGGCCAGGGTGTTCAAGCCATTCACCGACCAGAACCATGCGGCCGACAGGGCCGCGTACTGGGGCCGCTCCAGCAGTTCCGGCTGATTGATCAGATCCACACCCAGAGCTTCCCCACACGCCGCATAGTTCGTCTTGCCGGTTACTTGGATCAAGCCGCGGCCACGATATTTCCAGCCATCACCCGGCGCGGTATTGCCCATGCGGTCGCCGTAGACGATGTTCGCGATCTGTTCGGGCTTACGGGCTGCTGCCGTTGCCCGCACCAGGTCGAACCGGCTTGGCCAAGTCTTCATAAGACCCTCAGCGCTGTAGTTCAGGTTTTCCACCAGGCGCGTCAGCTGGCCAGACTCATGGCCGACCTGGGCAATGAAGGCGGCAATGCGCAAGCGAGTGACAATTCCGTATTTCCCCATGGCCGTGTTCAGCACAGGAACAAAAACGCCGGCTTGGCGGCCGGCGTTCGGGAGGATCTGCAGCAGCTGCTGCTCAGTGATGGGCATTTATTGATCTCCAGACGAAGAAAACCCCGAACTTGTCGGGGTTGAGTTGTACTGTTTGGCGCCGCCTATCCTGACACCCAGCCAGAACAAATAAGCTCTCCAGCGAGCGACTCCCTCCGCACGCAGCGCCCGGTACAGCACAGCATCCGCCTCCTTGCGACTGACCTGGCCTTCTGAGTAAAGGAAGTCATGCACGGTCGCGGCGTAGTTGCCGTACCCCGACACCAGCGCGAACAGCACGAACAGAAAGGCGTTGTGCAGCACCTGGATGCTGGCGAAGTCAGTGATGAATCCGGCCGGCACGATGATCGTGCGCTGATAATCGTCGGCCAGCACCAGGTCATCGAGCAGCTTGTAGGTGCGGCGGTCGGTCTGCTCGGTTTTCAGCGTGGTGACGAAGCGGCTCATTCCGGCCAACCCTCTTCCAGCATCTCGGCAGTGATCGAGCCGTCAGCGGCCGCCCCCAGCAGCTCAGCCTCCCGGTTAAAACAATTTTGCACGAAAGCCCGCACCGCCGAGGCCACGCCGATAATCTGCTGGGCGGACAGATCAACGAAGCCCGTCGCTGCCTTCCACTTGATCCGGTACTCAGGATCGAGGGAGGCGGCAAAGGCCGCTCCCGTCAGCAACGACTGGCTGTCGCGCTCGGTGTTGAGCTTTACGCCCGCCACGGTGACGCCCCCGGTCTCGACTTCGAAACGGCGGGCGGCAATTTGGTCTGCCCAGCTAGCCATAGTCTTGACTGACCGAGCAAGTAATTCGGCATCAAGCGCGGCCTGATATTCGGCCTCGGTTAGCTCGCTAAGCACCCCAGGAACATCAATAGGTGTTCCGTCCAGGAAGGTGCCGAACATGACTGGAGTTGATGTGGGATATTCTGACTCAAGCGCAAAGCCAAACTGGAGGTCGACCACTAAAGGGCTGACTGGACCGTTTGCGGCCGGCGCATCAGTCGAAGATATGCCTGTCACAGCATCGACGTAGGTGTATTTAAGGTATCGCATTGAAATCTCCAGGTAGGGTTGGTATCTCGTAGCTATTGGCGTGATCTTATCGAAGGCGCCACCTTTTCCATGCTGCCAGCCACGGAAAAACCGAGGCGTTGCGCGGTACGGCAAAGGCGCAATCGCTCAATGAAGGATGAGGTTTGGCGCAGTAGGCCCAGGTAGCTGTTGATGGTCGCCTGCTTGTTTTCTGAGTGCTTGGCGGCGCTTTGAGCGCTAATGGAAAGCCTACCCCTAGACACCCTGCGCCACGGCTTGATCACCTGCCCCACAAAGTCGACACCCCGTGAGATAGGCTGAAGGATCGTCTTCCTAGGATTGATCGCTGCGCGTAAATGCTCCGCCAGAAAGGCCTCAATACGCGCCTTAGCGTTCACAAGAAAATCCCGATCATGGTGGAGCAGAATAAAGTCATCTACGTAACGCACATAGCCCATGGGCTTCACCTGGTGCTCACAGAATTTGTCCAGTGCATCCAAGTACACATTGGCGAAGAACTGACTACTGAGATTGCCAATGGGCAACCCAAAGTCTTCATCTGCATAAAACAGGCTCTTGTGCTGAGGGATCAAATCAAACAGCGCCGGCCCACTATTGATGATGGTGTTACTTACCGGGTTATGGAACAGGATCTTTTCGGTAAGCCACAACGAGTCATCTTCCGTAATCTTGCGCGTCAACAAATAAAAAAGAGTTGGCTTGTGTATCGAAACAAAGAAATTCGACAGATCCAGTTTTAAGTAGAATCCTGGAATCTTCCAGTTTTCGGTCACGCGACGCACCATCTTTTCCAGGCGCTTGGCGCCGTATAGCGTGCCCCTGCCTGGAATGCAGGCGCAGCTCCCGGCTGAAAATGATGCATGGAAGCGCGGCGCCACCCGATTGTATAAAACGTGATGGACTACCCGGTCCCTGAAGCACGCCGCCCATACCTCACGAGGGCGAGGCTTAGTGACTACAAAGCACTTGGTTTTCCCTATGGCGTAGCTTCGGTCGTTTAGCTCCGTGTGCAAACGTTGCAAGTTTATTGGCAAATACTCATTGAAAGCCTGCGCCTCAAGGGCGCTCGACTTCCCTTTACGGCAGTCGATATAAGCCTCGACGATTTCCTGCATTGAAAAACCCATGACCAACCTTATATATATTTATCTGCGGACTGCCCGCACTCGATAGGCGTTGTTCTTGTTGTTGTTGTTCTGGTTCCCGTTGCTGAAGATCTGGATCCAGTCGTTGTTGCTGGAGTACTCGGTCTTTTTGCGCCATCACACCCGCGCATCGAAGGCACTGCCGATCAATGCGAAGGTTGCCTGTAGACCTTTCCACATCCGTGGAGGGTTTCGCCCAGGCTTCTCGTAGCCGCAAGGGCTAGGGGCGCAACCAGATAAGCGCACTGAAAATGCCACCGTGGCGGCAAAATGACGGGCGCTGCGAACTAATTGGATCATGGGTTTGTTGTGCGCTCGGCAAACTTCTTCCATCCGCCCGCCTGCTTTCCTACTTCGCCGGTAATTTCTACCGACTTCGAATATTGCTTTGTTGCAATCAACCGCAGATCAAAGGAAAGCTTCAAAAGCAATTCCACTACCTGGAGAGATTCAAGCAATTCTGCAATGCAGGCGCGCTTATCGATGGCGGCGTTCGCCTTGTAAATGGCTACCACTAATTTTACGGACTCATCGTTTAATCTTGCTCCCAGTGTCGGCCTAAAATCCCTTGGGAAGTGCCGCACGGACTCGACGACCAACTTCATCAGCTCATAGCTCGTCTTGTAAATCGGCAAATCCATAGACCTGGACACTGGCGCAACCCCCTTTAAATTATTAAATGTTAAATTTTGACCATGCGGACTGCCCGCACTCGATAGGCGGAGTTCTTGAGGCTGTAGCCCTGGCCCCCGCTGCTGAAGACCTGGATCCAGTCGCTGGTGCTGGCGTACTCGGTCGATGTCCAGTAATAGCTATCAACCGCAAATGCCTCAGCCCCTCCAGTCCTGAACGCAGCAATAGCGGTCTGTGCAGGCGCGCCAGCCGTGTAGTTCGCGCCTACAGGGTCGGAGCTTGGGTTGGCGCCATAACTTGTGTTGTTTGCTGTGGCGTCCGGCTTCAGTTGGCGATACAGCAGCTCAAGCTGGTCCTTGGCTGGCAGAACCCAGTCGGTGTAACCGCCAATAGTCAGGTTTTTACAGAAGCTTGCGGCTGGGTGCGCAGCGGCGCCCGCTGCAATCATGGCTGCCGTGTTAGCCGCACCATTCCAAGTGCTTGTCGTGCCTGCGGTTGAGTCATTAGACGTTTTCACTGCAAGGCTTGCCGATTCGCCAGATGCCTTGGGCGCGACGATCAGAGCGTAAGAATCTGCGCCGATCTTCATGCGACCCGCGTAGAAGCCGCCGCCATAGGCCGTGCCCGCAACGGTCGGCACATACTGCACGGAAGTCGTAAAGCTGGTGGTCGCAGACCATGCAGACCATACGCCGTCTACGTCCTTATAGCGGATCTGCCAGTAAACCAGAGTACTGGTCGGGGCCAGACCATCCAGACTAGGCCCGGTTACGGTCGTGCCGACCCCAGCAATCTCGCCGCTATCCCAGAGTACGGTGTCGAAGATGGGGCTTAGGCTCATGCGCGCCTGTCGTGAGGCCTGCGTCTTGCCGTACAGACTGTAGTACGCCGACCCGGAAAAGCTGGGGGTAGTGATATTCGTAGCGCTAGCTGCTGGCGTCACGTTTGATGGAGGGGCGACGGCAGGAACTTCAGGGATGGAAACCCAGCCAACCGCGCCCGCACCATCCGTACCAAGAAATCTATTAGGTACGGGCGGAGGGCCAACGCCGGCGCCTGCCGCTTCGGCATAGGTCTGCGCACTGTTCTTGGCCGCTACGGCGGCATCCTTTGCCGCAACGGCCAAGACAACCTGATCAGCTGCCAGTCCAACCTTCTGCCCTGCCAGGGTGGCTGAGTCGGCGGCATTGCCAGCGGACGTTGCGGCGGCATCCATGTAGCCTTTCGTTTCGGCCATAGAGCCGGCCTGCCAAGCGAGCGCGGCATTGACCTCTGGCACCATCGCCTGCTGAGCAGTCAGTGTTGCGCCCGCTTTCGCGTCAAATACATCCTCGGAGTCAGTCGGTAGTGGTGCGGGAGGTAGTATCGAAATGGATGGAGGCGTTGGAGAAACTGCCATTAATTGAGGCTCCTTACTTTGAGTGTGTATTCGCCACGGTTGTACGTCGGCAGCCCTGTATCGAAGTCGTCGAAGATCCCGACGATCACGGTGTATTCCAGCTCGCTTGAGCCGACATAGAGCGAAGGCATGTCGTCAACGTCATCGAGAGTTCGCTGGACGCTAGATATCTGGTCCGCCGGCAAGACAACTTGAAAGTCGATTGACTTGCGCCTGCCGCGCGGAGTGATGGTCATGCTGCCGTCGAACTCTTCCCTGACGGTCGAGTACTTTTTGCGACCAAGCGATGTGCCGTAAACGGCAGTGCCGATGTTCTTGGCCCATCCGATAACCATCATTCCCACTCGGGCAGTACCGCCCGGAGCGCTTACGATTACGCGGATATCGGCGTTGCTGAACGGTGGCAAATCAAATTCGGCCAAATTGTCCTTGGTGGTGAACTGGCCAAAGTAGTACTGATACCAGCTGCCACCAGCCTTGATCGACATGGAAAAGGTCTTGTCATATACCGGGTCAGTCACCCCCGGCACCGTCATGATTATCTGCACTGAGGAGGCGTAAACCCCGACGAGGCCGATGGCGTTGATCCGCTTACCTGGACGAATTGTCAGGTCAATGCTTTCCGGGTTTGACGTGAAGGTGCCAATCTTCCAAGTGTTGCCGATGTTCTTATTGAACATCCTGTACTTGTTGACCCACCCGAGGTTTTGCCATGCAGCAGGCGAAACTGTATCAGTCACTGGATTGCGGTTTGTATGCGCAACCAGCGCCTGATAGTTGATGCGATCAATCGTTACGCATTCGCCAATCTCATACGCCTTCAATGGGTCATATGCCGGATAGTCCATATCCGGGATCGCATTAACAATCATCTTCGCCGGAGTGATTTCTATCCCCGGCACCACTTTCATCTGGCTCATGCGACCGCCTTTGTTTCAACTGTGCCGTTGATTTGCACGCCAGAGTTAACAAGCGTATCAATGCCGTCTGCGACTACCTTCGTGAGCTTGGCCATGTAAGTGGCATTGCTTTCCATGTCGCGACGAAGCGCCCGCACCTCTTCCGCAGTAGCGCTAGAATCGCCGCCCCCTCTGAGCATCGACGCCGTCTGGTTCGCGTTGAAGATCCGGCTCGGGCCTGTAACTTCCAGTTCCGGCCCGTTCTCGCCAACCAGGCGTAAACCGCCGCCGAAGTCACCGCCGGAGGCATAACCAGGGATACCCAGAAACTTCCCGGCATTGGACTTGGTAGCCGCCGACTCCGCACCGTTACCCAGCGCGCCCTGAGCAATGGCCGCCGCGATTTGGTCATAACCCATCGCACCGGACTGCAATTGCGCAGCCCAGAACGCAGCGCCCGCCTCATCCCCCTTGGTTCCGCGCCCAAGCACCGACTGATAGATCGTGTCGACGAGATTGGCATTGTTCTGCGGGGTATTGGCTTTAGCTGCACCTGGAGCGAGCGCCATCAGTGCCGCGACCACCGCTGCGTTCATCGCATTGATGGCCGCCGTAACACCCATGACCGAGGTATCGACGCCGTTGAGCGCATCCATCTGCGCTTGGGCGAACTCCAACTGCTGGTCGTACTGCGCCATCTGGGCGTCATACGCTGCCTTAGCCAGGTCGATCTGGGTTTTCAGGCCAGCCAGCGAAGCCTCGG